TCACTGTCCCCTTTTCGTCCCCCCAAGAATTCTATCGCGCCGCTCACACCGATTCATCCCGTGCTCATATGCAGCCTGCCAGGCAGCGTTTTCATCGCGAAACGGCTTATTCGCAATAGGTTCCCAGCTGACCCCGCCTGACTGAAATACCTTTTCCCGTACGTCCCAGTAATCACCGCGAGGCCATAGAACGTACCGACGTTCAGGAAAGCCGTTCGGTGGTAGACCTTCGTTCTCTTTAAGCTTTTCACCTCGTTGCAGGAAAATGAAAACTGCGCCGTTGATAGATACACTCCGCATATGCGCCACTCCAAAAGCTGTATATTTTTACAGTGTACGCCACTCCGAGTTTTTCAGTTCCCTGTTTTTCACCTCTGGCCCCGCAAGCCTCGGCAGCCCTGGCCTCGCCTTAGAACGCTATCCCGGCACTCCCGGCGTGAACGATCCACCAAAAGTCACGTAAAATTAATTTTCCCCTTATATATCTAATAGTTACAAAATCAAACCGATCCTCCTCAGATCCTTTTTACTGAAAAAAAGTGAAATTCATTTCAATGTTTTCAGTTCCGGGTTTCCGCGAAGCCGCCAGCAGTGGCGCGCGCTGGCGGTCTGGTTTGTAGAAAAATAAAACTGAAAAATTTTTACGATCCAAAAACCGCAGGCGGGTGCGGTGTAGCGCCGTTTTGGTCTGCGACTCATTTATTTTGTCGGCGTGCGGCTGCGCCAGCCTGTCAGCGTGCGCCTGATCGCTTTGGGGTATTACTTGCGAGTGGGTGGTGTTCCGGTGCGCTTACATCGCGTTGTGGTGCGTCTGGTGAGAGTGCATAAAAAAGCCCGCGCGGTGGCGGGCAAAGGTGCTGTTATTCAGGCAATTATCTTTTCGTACTTTCCTCGCGTAGTCCCTGCCTTCGTTGCCGTCTGCGTAAAGGCACTGGCCTGGTTGGGCGCGCCTGTTCCTGGGTGCGTATGCCCGGCACACTGCTGGGCCAGTTCAGCCAGCAGATCGATGGTATCAAGCAGCATGGTCAGCGCATTGACGCCCCCGGTACCGATATGCACCGTTTCGCCAATAATCTGCTGGCCAGCGGCCACGCTTTTGCGCAGGGCGGCAATCTTCTCTGTCAGCGCGCCGCCCGACTCAATATCAATATTCCCGGCCACTTTGTTGGACTGCCGGCCTTCAATCTCTGCTTCATAATCCCCGGCAATACTGGCCAGGTATTTACCGCCTGCGGCCATCGCGTAATCGCCCGTCGTAACTCGCTGTATCGCTCCGGCCATCAGCGTGCACGTTCCCAGCACCGTTGTTTTGTCGGTTGCTTTAACCGTAGTTTCCCGCGTTACGAGTTCGCGAGTTTCCGTATCAGCAGTGACGGTGCGCTCCATTGATGTTTCACGGATGGCCTGATCGGTCTGGCGCTGCCAGTCTCCGCTCTGGGTGACACGCTGCGATACGCCCTCGCGTTGCTGCTGCAGCTGTTCGCCCGGTTTCACGTCCGGCAGGCTTGTCCCTTCTGGCATTGTCTGGCGCACGAACGGTTTATCCGGGCGACCACCTTTAAACCCAACCTCTACCAGGGTGCCTTCCGGAGGAAACTGAAACATCCCCGCATCGTTACCGGCCATAGGAACTGGCAGAGGAACTGCGGAATAAACCGGGGTGCTGCCGTCCGGGTTCCCGTCCGCATCAAGCAGCTGCACGTCCACGGCATAACGCGGCCGGAACGGATCGGCAAAATTGCCGCTGGATACGGGCTCACTGGCGGCGACCACTCGCGCCATCTTCGGCAGATGCAGACCGCTGGCCAGCTCCGGGTAATGACTTTCAATCTGGCGCTGTACCGGCGTTTTTTGCAGTGGTTTGCCTGTTACCGGATTGCGGGGCGTCCAGGTGATGGTCATTGTGTCGTTGGTCAGCGCGACGCGGGTCAGGCGCTGGCCGTTCACTTCCACACCCGGGCGAAGAGACTGAACCATCGGCAGGGTCATGGTGTTTCCACCCGCAGAGCCCTGGCTGAATTCATTAGGGATCTCAACCGGACGCCCGGCGAACAGCGCCGCCTCTGCGCCACCTGCGTACACTGACCCATCCGGCAACTGATACCAGACATAATCGGCGATGCCATATGCGGCACCCAGATTATTGAGCAGCTGGAAGCCTGTACCAGAATGGGTGAAATGGGGGATCGGCGTGGTGCTGTAACTGGCATCCGGCACGCTCACAGTGATACCACTGTTTTCAGTCAGCCAGGCCGCAACGTCGCGCAATGTGGGATGCTGGAATGAACACGGCCATGCACGATCAAACACGCCAGCCAACTCCCGTACGAACAGGCGCGCAAAGCCCTTTTCTGCTGGCTGCGAGCGCTCGACGTACCCGGTAAACCAGCGCAGCAGCTGGCCGGAATACCCCACATCAAGGCGCACCATTTTACCGGTATAGTCCTGATCGGTCTGGGCGGTAATAAATCCCCGGCCGCAGTTGTTCAGTTCCAGTACCAGATTCACATCAGATGCATGGGTTTCATCGGTAGACAAATACAGGCGTTTAACAGGTTTCACACATCACCCCAAGGCATCGTTTACGGGTTTCAGAACCTTGCGCTCAAACCACGTCATTTTGTCGTCTGACTCACCCGCATCGGACGAACCGGAACCTGCCGATCCCGATCCCTGCGCCTTACTGGTTGCGCGGGCGTTGGCGGCTGCTTCTTTCTTCTCTGCCACGCTCATAAATTCCGTCAGGGTGAACGTGACCAGCCAGGACATACGCCCATCCTGCTGCGGTGCGTCGATAGTGCCGGAAAACGAGGCTTCTCGTAGATTTACCGCGCGGGCAACGTTATTGGCCACACGGTAAACGGTACGTTCTCCACCTGAACCGGTGGCGTTGGCCAGCTGGAACAGACGCGTGAGGATGGCAATGTCTTTAAACGGTATTTCGCCGGATACGCGCAGCTCTTTCCCCTTCGCCCCCTCTTCGGACTTTGCAGTAGACGATGTTCCACCTGACTGGTCTTTATCCGGGAACTGCTGGGACAGGGTGACGCGCATGTTTTTGAGTCGAATTGCTTCGCCGTTAAGCGCCAGCATGATCGCTGTCATGAATCATCCCCCTGACACCGCTGAGATCGGAACCGACCAGCATGATGGCCGCGCTATAAATCGAGGACGCCGCGGGGATATCCTTAAGCAGTTGCAGCGCGAGCATCGCACCATCCCCGGTGGCCGTAAACACCCAGGCGCTCGCACTTTTTTTCGACATATCACCCGCTGCATTGGCAATGTCAGATAACAATCCCGAACGCTGAGCAGTGAAATCTGCCAGACTGGATTTAAGCCCAGACAAGCTCAATGAACCTGGCGCTGTGGCGCTGGCCACTGCTGCCGCACTAACCATGGTGCGCGTTGTCGGCACAGATAACGGCTCTGGTTCAGGTAAGCCGTTAATGGCTTTTGAAGGGATCTGCATCTTTACCCTTTCAAGCTCTGCCGTAGAACGTGCCAGACGTGCCACCTGCATAAAAGCCGGGGTTGGAAATACAGATGTGAGGGGATCAAGGTTTGCCAAAAAATCATCATGAGTCTGCCCTGTCACCATCAAAATCACCACATCTGAACTTGCTGCCAAACTCATCAGCTTTTCAGCCAGCCAACCCACTGCATTCACCGGACTGAGATAAACGCCATTCGTGGTCGTCCGCCCCAGCCCGTAAACCCATGGATGCGCCGCGACTATTGCCATACTTCCCGCCTGAACATTCTGCGGTACGCTAATTTTACTTTTCTTCCACACCTGTTGCGCCCCTATATCCACCACGTTTATCAGGCAAAGCACCAGACTTGATAATCATTGACCCTCAAGGGCGGCCAGTCGTTTGGCCAGCTCATCATTCTGTAACTTAAGCTGTAAGTGATTACGACGTTGTAGCGCGGCTTCAAGAGCCAAAGCCTCCTCGTAGCGGATCCCATAGCGTGAGCCAGCAGGAGTTTCCAGTACATCCTCATAAACAGGATCTGCCGCATCAAGATATTCTTCTTCAACCTCTTCATACTCCTCGTCCTTGTACTCTTCTGTCACCTCTTCCATTACGGGTTCGTATACGTACAGATGAGCGCCTTTTTCATCCATCCGCGGAGTGCCGTCCTCATTGAAAATGAAAACCTGGATGGTTTTTGGTTCCAGAAATTCCCTCGTTTCTACTTTCTTAATTTTGGTCCCATCTTCCTGCTCGGCATCGACCAGAATCTCGCGAAGTACTGGAATCATCACTGGTTTTCTGGTATTGCGGGTTTTTATTACCTCTTTTGCCACGCTTGCAAGCCGGGTTCGTGTTACCTGCTCACCAAGATTGGTCTGCATCTTAACGTACTGATTATCCCATTCGTCGTAACAGAGGAAACCAAAGCGATGAGCATCAAGGCCGTGACGTTCAAAGGCCTCTTTTGCTCGCTGCGCGACCACCCCGAAATGCCAGCGCGCACCGTCTTCGCCCTTTTCGGCAACCCTGTCCAGATACTGGAACTGAACAAAATCCACCTCAGACCATGCATCCAGGATTTGGTCCGCATAATCAGACTCCATCCTCCGCTCATCAGAAGTAACTGCAAAATCCAAAGAGCCGCGTGCCAGCATTAGAGGTTTACCCTTGTGGGTCTCATCTGACGTCACAGTAAATGCGGCCTGAGTAAACCCTCCTGACCATGGCAGAGCATTCGTACCGCAGGTGAATGTGTTTGCTGCACCTGGTGCAATATTGGCCGCAATCCGAACGATGCCAGCACCTTTCGGCGATAATTGCAGATCGATATTTGGGTCAGCACCAGACATGGCAAGGTTCGGCCTTCCGCCAGGAGAACCTGCCCGCAGTTCAAGGAAGTTAACAGCTGTTGGGTTTGGAAGAACTCGCAACAAAGTAACTTCTGCGGATTGATCGGTATTGACGCCATGCACCTGAAACCCGTTGAGCGTAAACGCAGCAAAGGTGGCTTGGGCCTTAGACTGATTATCAAAGTAGATACCGCCAGAAATATCTTCAACGTGAGCTGAATGCCTGCCGATGATTCGATGACCACGAGCTAATTCAATGGCGACCGCAGAGCCTGTACCCGCGCCGTCAGTTCCAACAAGACCATTACTCTGGAACTGAATTCCTTTCAGCCAACGCTGACCATTCTTACCGACGACGATTGCAGCTGACGAAGGCGCAGCCGCTGCCGGATCGAGGGAGCCATCACCACCGGCCCCCAGCCAAAGACCAATGGTAGAGCCTTGAGAGAAAGGGTTATATGGTGAAGTTATGACGGTTTCTGTGCCAAGATTTTTAGCCGTCAACTCCAGGCCAAAAACGTTGGACGTTACATCAGCTCCACGCACTGCCTCAATATATGCACCCCAAGCAGATCCAGCGCCCGAATCCGCGTATGCATAACCTGCCAGACCAATGCAGGTTTGGCCGACAACACCCGCTTTATCAGATGACTTTGAGCTGCCGACAATCGCAGCCCCTCCAGCCTGGTGGCATACATGCATCTGCGCTGACCGCTCAAGCCAGTCGTATCCTGCATCCTTTGTGAGGAATGAGGCCTCTACCGGGGCGTACTTGCCATCGTACTGAACAGCACTCCCAACCAGCACACGGTCACGCAGGCGATGGAAACGAACAGAACCCTGATCAGACCAGAAGCCCACCTTCCTTGGAATAGCCCGGCCTGACCCATTGTAAGTAACTGCAGTCCCCTCCAGGAAATCGCCTGTCACGTTCGCTGTCAGTTTATAAGTCCCGTCCGGGATACTCACTGGATACGGATGAGCCGCAGCTGCCGCAAAGGCTGCATCGGATGAAGTTGAACCAGAGAGGTCTGCGCCTCCCGCAAACCCTACCCACGTTACTGGCTTTGCCAATCCACCGATATTTCCAGCGCCACCTGATGTGTTTAACTCAAGATTTGACAGCAAGTTACCCAAATCTGGAACTGCCATCAAATCGCGGATAAAGTCACTGAGAGCAGAGGTTTTCAACTTTGATGAACTATCGAAATATGGAACAACATTTGGCTTCGGCAATAAACCCATAAGTTCAGTAACAGGTGTTGCCTGACGCAAATCAACAACCGAACCATCAGCCAGAATTTCAGCAATCGCAAAAACATAATGCTGCTCATCCCCGGAGACATAATTTGCCAGGGTATCCGCAACAGTGATTTTGGTTACTGATGCCCAGACGCTGGTCAGGGTGCCATGCCAGCAAACATCGACCCAGATTTTTGACGGCCTAGTAGCAACCGCCACAGCCTGATCAAACAGCAGTTCAGCGCGCAGGCCTTCAATGTAGGCGGAGCCCTTTTTAACCTGATAGCTGCCGTTCGTACCCGTCACCAGGAATCCGTCTTTCAGGAAAGAGGCCGCTCCATACGTGTCGATGTTCTCAAGGCGGATGCGATCATCCACTCCATTAAGACGCGCAGTAAAGTCAATCTGCCAGGTATCGGCAGGCGTGGTGATATTGGTTTGCGTCGACGCACCATTGTATTCCATCAGGAAAGAACGGGTCAGCACGTTACCCTGCTGGCCGGAGGCAGTCTTAATTTTCTTCTGCGACGGAGCGTGCACAATCATGGCCACCGCGCCGCTGGCTTTATTAAGCAGACCCACCCAGTTAAATTCGAAGTCGCCCACATCCGCGCCCAGCACCACCGAATAAACCACGGCGTTGCTGTTCACCATGCCTGTCTTGCTGACGGCCTGACGGTGCACGATTTGCGCCGCAGGCGGCAAGGTTTCGGTGCGGCTTATGGGATCGGTAATATTCAGGTTCGGCACGCTGGCAAAAACAAATTCATCCAGCGTAACCACGCCGTGGTTGGCTGCTTCCTGCGCTTTCAGTGCCTCAAAGGCTTGGGTGATAACGGTCTGACTCATAAAAGCACCTATAATTTTGCGCCAAACACGGCGTTATTTTCGTTATGTGATACAGCGGGAAATGTCATGTATTCCCCGTATTCCCGGTCAGTGCCGTTTACAGGCTCGCGGGCGCTGTAGCAGATCAGCTCCCCCTCATCCCAACCGGCATTGATAAACAGTTTCAAAACCGTCATCACCTCATACTGGTAACGGCGGCAGGTTCGCCCGTACTGCCGGATAATCTGGATCATCAGTTCCGTGTTCGCAGCCAGCTGGCTGTCAGAAACGCGCACCGTGATGATGTCCCAGTCAATGCCGGGCTGACGCTCCAGCAACTCCACGTAGCCGATGCCCAGGCGTTCAAAGATGGCGATAAACCCGGCAACCGAGCCGGAGTCACGGGCATTAACGAAGGCAAAGGCCACGCGCTTGCGGAACAGGCTTAGCGGCTCACTCTTGAACCGGGAGATATCCCGATCCCAGGCCAGCAGGTTCAGCAGCGACTCATGGCAGGTCAGCGGATCAAACTGATTAATCGGCCATGTAACCCAGCCGTAAACCCGCGCCCAGAATCGCCGGGCAGTAGCAAGCAGCTTCTTTGGCTCGCCGTCATTCATCCAGAACGGCAGCGCCAGTGACCCCAGCTTTTTCAGAAAATCAGGCATCTTTCAGCTCCACTGTCAGGCTGGACAGGCGCGGAACGTTCAGATCGCTGACAATGTCGGTCAGTGAAAAAGCCAGGGAGTCGATAGCAGAAAAGGTTTTGTGCAGTTCGCGCCCGAGGTTGGAAAAAGAGAACCGGTCATACGGCCAGGTGCGCTTCACATCAAAGTCGCTGTTCTCCCTGAACGCACTGCGGATCAGATTTTCAACGCCGGATTTCAGCGCGGTGTTTTCATCCCCCGACAGATTGGCCAGGTTCTCCACGTACACGGTCACTTTCAGCTGATGCTGGGTTTCCGGCATCGCGATACACAGCATGTCGTCGCCATGTCCGTGATGCCCCTGGGTCGTGATATGGTCATTCACGGAATCGACAAACGGCTTTGAGGCAACGCCCGTATCAAGCAACAGATAGGCGTTCGCCGTACCCGGCCCACGCGGGGCATCGTGCTTAAAATAAATCCGGTCAATACTCAGCCCGGCCACGCTGGCAATCATTGAGCGGTACACCGCATCAGTGTGGTAATTGCCCACCAGGTTGAACTGGTTGCGGCAGCGTTCGCGCAGATCGTCATCGCTTTCTTCATCCGCACCAGGCGTGGTCAGCCAGTCATCGTCATTAACCACGCGACTGATACCCGCGACGGCCAGCGGCAAAATACGGTAGTAGCCTGGCGCAAGGTTCCAGGCTCCACCCGTAGCAGCGGCAATCACCGGGATCAGCGCGCTGGCCTTATCAGCAGCAATGGTGAAATCCCCTGTCGTCGCGAGCCCATACACCATGCCGTTGATGCGCTCGGTCTGGATCACCGTCCCCGCCTTCACCGTCACCACGCCACGGGCATCGGTTTTGTAAAAACGGATCACCCCCTGAGCCGCGACGGCGGGTTTTGGCGTGACGTTCACAGCCCATGCCAGCAGGCGCAGTAGCTGACCCGACGCAGTAGCCACGAACATGTTGGCCAATACGGTAGATACCAGGACGTCTTTCAGCCACAGCACAGGCGTAGTCACAATAGCGGTAATGAGACGCCAGAACGGCGACATGCGGGAAGCGTTGGTAATCAGCCCTTCTTCTGCCGCAATGGCGTTGAACTGGGTGCGCAGCTCTTCCGCCGTGGTCGGCATCCCGCTTTTCTTCACCACTTCGTTAAAATCAACAACCGGCTTTGTCGTCATAAATCCGTCCTTACCGATACCGAACCAAAATCCCAGGTGCCTGCGGTGATCCACAGCCGTTTTGCGCTTTCCTCGGTAATCACCACCGTTCCCGGCTCTATTCGCTCATCGTCTTCAATGAGTAATTCCAGCCGGGTTAAGATATCCCCGCGCAATGTCGGACTGCGCTCTGCCATTAATTCAGTGGCAAGACCGCTTTCAAGAATGGAATGAACAATGTCCTGCCCGATACTTTGCTTGTTATTACAAAGAACCGGCTCGCTACCGGAGTTAAGAACGAAGTTCCGCCCCTCAATCAACAAATCAACATATAAAAGCTCACTCATTGCAGTTCGCTCCATTCCGCAAGTTGTCCTGGTGACATTGCTTCTTTCGGATAGATATTTACCTGTCCGTAATGCTTGCTCTGGTCGGTAACAGATTTAGCACTGCTGTTTATTGTTTTACTGATACCGCCTTTATCAACGCCCGTTAATTTCCCGCCCGTCGATAATGTATTTTGCGTCACTGGCTGCTCGCCATTTTCGCCGGACAGGGAAATACTCACGCCGGGGATTTTATTTAGCTTCTCAACAATCCAGTTCCATGAATTTAAGAATGTTGACTTGATGGTATTCCAGACATTATCGAATAAGCCCACGATGCCGCTGGCCATTCGGGCCAGTGAGTCAAGCGGAGAAAACCCGGTCAGCAGCTCAATAAAGCTGTTCCATCCATCAGATATAAACTGCCATGCACTGGTGAATACTCCGGCCACCCACGTCACCGCTTCGGCCAGCACCGTGAATGCGGCGGTGTTCATCACTGCTGCTTTGATAGCATCCCAGTTTTTAACCAGCAGATAGCACCCGGCAACCAGCAGAGCAATTGCACCGATGATCAGCAGAATCGGCCAGCTCATCAGGTTGATACCGATCCCGGCCATCACCGCCGCCATGCGCACTGCCAGAAGAATCCCCCGCAGAATGGCCAGCCCTGCATTCCAGGCGGCAACGGCTTTCGTCGATAGCCAGACTGCGGCGGTATAGATTTTCGTGACAGATGTCAGCGCCGCCCAGATCCCGCGCAAGCCCGTCATCACGAAGAACGACACGCCCATTACGATGTTTGCCAGCGCACCGGCAGCGGCCATGCTCAGTATGGCCAGCGTCACATAGCCCACGACACGGGCTATATTCGGGAACATCTGCATCCACCGGACAAAAGTCTGCCCCATATCAGCCAGCCTGTTCAGCAGGGGATACAACACTGGCAGTAGTGTCAGACCGATAACGGTCTGCGCGGCGTTCAGGATGGCCACAAAGCGATCCCACGGTTTGACCATCTTACTGGCCATTTCCTGGGTACGTTTCAAGCCGTCAGAACCGCCCAACTCTGTGATGTTGCGCTGGAGAGAGTCGATATTTCCGTAAAGCTGTTTCACCACTGCGGAACTGTCACCGAACGCATCATCCAGTTCTTTTTGCGCCTTAAGGTTCCCCTCCAGGCTCTTGCCGTATTTGCCTTGCAGCTTAATGAGCATGTCCGGCATCGACAGGATGTTGCCCTGCGCATCGGCAAAGGACAGGCCAAGCTTTTTCGCGCCGTCTATCGCGCCATTCATGAATGATTCATATGCACCGCTGGCTTCAGAACCCAGACTGCGGCTCAGTTGCCCCAGCACGGCCATTTGCTCATCGATCCCGATATTGAAGTTATTCCCGACGCCGCGCGCCCCTTCCATCAGGTCTTTAATCAGGCCCATTTCCACGCCGAAGCGCTGGCGCATCACTGTCATCTTCCCGGCCAGTTGCTCGGCAAACTGCACCTTGCCCAGGCGATCAGCATCGCTTTTAAAGTTGGCGAACATCTGCCCCATGAATTCAGAGGTATCCTGCGACGTGGCTTTCATCGCGAATGCCAGGGTATTGGCGACCTTCGTCATTTTCGGCAACTCTGTCGCAGTCAGACCGTCGATAGCCCCGTTAATCTGCGCCGTGGAGTTGACGAACTCGACGGCACTTGCGCCATACGTGGCACTGAACAACAGCGCATCACGCTGGACGGTTTGTAACGACGTACTGTCGATGCCCCGCGCCGATGCCTCGTTAAGCGCATCAAACATATCAATGGCCGGACTGAGCGCGCCGCGCACGGTCTGCGCGACGCCCCACATTGCCAACGCGCCAGTGCCAATACGTTTAAACGCATCTTTTGATTTATCTGCAAATGCCGTCACCGACCCCTGCGCCTGTTTTAACGGACGCGTTAATTTGTCGATAAGGCTTAATGTAAAATCCAGTTGTCTCATTATGAGCCTTTAAACGCGGTGCCAATTCCACTGGCAACCGCTACTTTCATATTTTCCCAGTAGCGGTTATCCAGCCAGATGGCAGATGCAATATCATCAATATTGTCCTCCCCATGGGGGAGATAATGACGGCGTAATATTACGTACTGGCTGAGTCCATTTGATTCAATCGCCTGGACTCGCGCCGTTAGTTTTTTACTTCGATTTCCAGTTCTGGCGCGTAAATCTCATTCACTTTTGCAACCAGCTGCAACGGCACGCCCGGACGGGTAATAAAACCTTCCAGCGCAGCTTTACTTTCCGCCGCCACGATACGCTTTAAATAACTTATCGCCGGAGCGACTTTGTTATCCATCGACATATCGTTAATAAGTTTGTTATAGGCGGTCACGTTCGGTTCAAATAAAAGCTCAACACCCGCAATGGCTAATTTAATTTTGTCGCTCATTCAATTTTTCTCTCAGGTTAATTTCATCTACCAGCGTGTTATGCCGCGCCGCACAGACGGAATATAATTTTTGATAACTCAGTAATGCATCGGCAACAAACGTCCCGATAGTTCCCTCAATGCGCGGCAACGTTTCCGGGCATTTTGTTTTGAGGTTTTCCTGATAAGGCACGTTCGGCACTGGCTGCGGCCTCGTTGAACATGCTGACAAACTCATCAGACACGCACACGTTAGTAAAAACCGGCTTAACAATTTCTGTGCGAATTTCACGCGGTTGCGCATTGGCCAGCGCCTCCAGTTTGTTTTCCATACTGCGCGCTGAATCGCTGGCAATGGTCTGCGTGGTGGCGCGGGTTTTGTTCGCCGCCGCCGTTGCTGCCGTGGAGATCGATAACTCCAGGCTGTCACGCCGCCAGTCAGCGGTCAGCCAGCCCCAGACAAACGCCACTGCAACCACAATTAACCACTGGCCAGTTGTCATTAGCGCACCCCGTTGTGTTCCAGGCTGAAATGGTTGCCGTCCGGGATAGACTTGAAGCGCCCACCCCAGCTGCCGCCCAGCGACTCCCAGTATTCGCCCAGCGGCAGATACGCTTCGCTCTTGTCCTGGTACTTGCCGTTAATGAACAGGTTAAAATCCACGGCCAGGCGCTGCGTGTGCAGGCTGTTTGAAATGCCGGAACCTTTTTTCGCATTCAGCGCCGCCTGCTCTGGCGTGCGGTAAGCTTCACCATACGTCAGACGAAAGCCGCGGCTTTCAGCCCACAAAACCAGATTTGCCACCATGATGGTGAACAGCTGCTGTTTTTCGCTCAGTGTCATTACGCTTCACTCCCTTCTTTTTTCCCGGCTGCGCGACGGCGCAACCACAATTCAACTGCCTGATAACCCGCAATGCCAAGCGCCGCACCCACACCCTGAATCGCCAGCGGACTGGCGTTCGGGATTTGGATCAGCACCGCACCGGCCATTACAGATACAAAGCTGCCCAGAATGATGCGCCCGAAAAAATGGCGTAATGTGATCGGCTCATCACCGGCCAGCACCTTACCCAGGGCAATCACAGCACCGATCAGTAACAGCGTTAACAGGCTTTTCTCATGCTCTTCCATGATGTCCCTTACCCGATCAGGTTTTCAGTAGCAGCGGCTTCCAGATACGGGATGCCGTCGATGTTGATAAAACGCGGGTCAGTCACTACGAACTTCACCTTGCGCGTGGATACCGCACCACCTTTCGGATCGATGTTCAGCAGACTTGAGATATTCAGCTTGCATCCAAACGCCTCAATCTTGCTTTCTTCATCACCCGCCTTTGCGTAGAACAGGAGATCAAGCGGCGGGATACCGCGCCATGATCCGCTCTGCTGCGCCTTCGCCTTGAGCACTGCAATGGCCTTTGTTGCAAGCTCAAGCTCACCTTCTGCCGTCACGTCACCATCAACGTAACCGTCCGGCACGCCGTGCGTACTAGCTGCTGTCGTGTTGTCGGTAATGTCCAGGGTGCACGCCTCGACGTGCACCAGATCGCCGTCCATATAGGTGTCAAACGACATACCTGAAATACGTTTGGTCATGCGCTGGCCTCCGTGTTTTGGTCAAGCAGCAGGCTGATCGAGATTTGCAGCGGCACTTCATACGGGCGCACCACAATGTAAATATCGACGTGTTTTTTCGACTTCCAGACGATTTGCACATCACCGTCCTGCGGTGGCTTCACTTCGCCCGGGAACAGAACACCGTTAATTTCTGCGGCTTTTGACATCTCACGCAGTGGGCGAGCAAAGAGCGACTGGTGCGCCGCGATACTGCCCGGCGTACTGTTCAGCGAACGATCCCCGATTTTGCCGATAGCCAGCAGGCGAACCCTGCGCGCGGCCTTGTCGGCGATACGTACCGTTTCAATCGACTGATAGTCACCGCCCTCAACGTCCAGCGTACGGCCGTCTGACCAGTAGATCCCGTCGTAATCGGGGTACCACATTGCCACGCTGAAACGCTGGGCTTCGAGCGCCTGCAGTGTGGCAATCTCAATTGGCTTGTCCGTGCCATCCAGCGGCAGGCCATCACTGCCCAGATTCAGCAGCGGCCCGGTTTTGACGCGTGCCGGACTGTCAGCAATCGTCACTGCACGGTTGCACAGACGCCCAGCCAGTACACCCGGCTCATGGCCCCAGATACGAGGAGCCAGCTGCACCGCCTTTTCCGCAATCCCATCCTGGAGCGTAGACATTCGCGTCAGATATTCCGCCTGGTCTTCGTCATCCTTAAAGCCTTCAACGGCCAGCACGAACCAGACCCAGCGACCAAACTTTGCAATCAGTCTTGATCGCAACGTTGCTGCGGCACTGATGGTTGCCTTGTCGCTGACGTCATCGCATAACACCACCCCCTCCACAGAGCAGGATGTTTGTGCGGCGATAACCGCATCCACCCAGGCTGTAGCTGCTGCATTTCCCGGAAGGACATGCACAAATGCCCACCAGTTCTGCCCGGCATTCGACTGAGCGGCAATCAGATCGTTTTTGAGCGGAGAAGGCCCCGCACCTAAAACTGCGTCAAAATCTGTCTGCGCATTCACTGCCAGAGTTTCCCCGGAGTGGGCCCCACCCTTCCCGATAAACAGCACCGTGCGTTCGACTTCCGTCACCTCGCCCAGTAACTGATTTACCTGGTTCACTTCAACTAATGGCCAGGTCATGAACTACCCCTTATGTCCTGCGCATTCACGTCCCAGCCAAAGCCGATGGCCTGCAGCTGGCGCGCCAGCGCCTTGTTAAATTCATCATCACTCATGCCCAGGAAGGCACGGGCGGGTAAATCAATCGTCCAGCTGTCTTTCACCGTTTTGCCGAGCAGCTTGCGGATCAGCAATCCCGCCTGGTCGTAACTCATGGTTTCCATCAGCTGCTTATAAGTGGGCTTCACCACCCGCTTACCCCGTTTCACCTGATAACCCAGTGAACGCAGCTTTTTAGCCTGCGACACCGTGGCCATCTTGCCGCTGTTACTGCCCCTCGCCTTGCCGCTGCGATTAATCCGCATCGTCATGCCGTTCTGCTGGGCATACCCCACCACCCCGGCCGGAACCGGCGTGGCACCGTTGCGGTATCCGCCGCCCTGCAAATACACACGGACGGCGGATATCTCGGGCAATTCGCGGATGTGAAGCATCTTCGGCATGTTGCGCAGCATCTTGCCTTTGCGCTTCGTTTTGCGACCCGGCCACGGCTGACCATCCGGCGACTGCTGGTTACGGACATTGCGCTTTGCGGCGGCGATCAGCCCATATTTGGCCAGACGCCACAAAAACCGCTGACGCTTTTTCGGCGGCAGATCCAGACTGGCCAGCGCCTGGCGCAACTCCGCCAGTTGCTTTTTATTCAGCTCACCACCTGCGAACATCAGCTTTCACCCACTGGCGCGCCAGCAGAGTCAGTGCTGTAAACCGTTGCACTGAACGCCGTCAGAATTTCCGGATTAACAAGTGACCATCGCTCACCACGCCACGGAACTGCGCCGCTTTCGTCCTGACGGATAACCAGCTCTTCAACCAGCGGGATCGTCAGCACCACCACGGCGGTTTCTGCATCCTCAACAGATACATCCCATTCAGGCTCTGCATCCGTAATTCCCAGCTCATCCATCACTTCGCTGCCGTAGTCGTCCAGCCAGGCTTCCATCAGCGAAACCAGCAGCTGCGGCGGGCAAAGCCGGAAGGGGAATCGCTCCCAGGCAATTTGTGCGCTGTAGCGGATCACCGCTTGGCGATACTGACCGAGCCCCAAATCTTTCGCCGCAGGGACAATGCGCATTTCGTCAATCTGGCTGGTAAAGCACAGCATCGCCCTCTTCGGTACGTTCTCCCGGAAAAACTCCGTCAGGCTGTCCAGTTGCGTTTTCATACCTTGCTCACCGTCACCCGTTTCAATCCCTTAATCAGCCGGATAGTGACGGAGGACTCCGCCAGCAGTCCGGCGCGGGTTTCCTCGCTCTCCTGCCCCGGATGGCTGTCACGCCGCCCGATAGTGGCGAACTCACCCAGCAGATCGGCTTTTGCGCGAGCAAATACTGCTTTGGTATACTGCGCACACAACCCGTTCAGCGCCCCCAAGCTCACGCCCGGCACACTGGCAGCATCCGTAAAGCCTGCCGCTCGGTGCTTTTCCTCCACAGTGACCAGCGAGGCATTAACTTCTGTCACTGCCGTGATCAGTGCCTGGCCAACCGTACCCGCATCCATATCGGGCGGGATGGCGCGCTGTTCCTGAAAATCTTTCAGGTTCAGATCCGGCCAGAAACCGTTATTGATTAACGGCTCATCGGTATAGTCGATCGGATTTCCGCTAAACATATTTCCCCCGAAAAAGGTGGGCTGACCGGAGTCCACGGCACAATGCACGTCGTGCGTTGCCCTCACCCGCGCCCACCCGGCTGTCGGTAGTCGTTATTGCTCTTTCGCCAGGCTGCGCAGTCGCGCCGCGATGTTTGCGCGCAGGGTGCTGACACCCACGCGCTTATGCAGTTTTTCCGCCTGTGCCAGCAGAGCGTCTGCTTTCTCTAACGTTTCCACGTCCTCAACCGCTGATGCACGCGGCTGGCCATTGTCGTCGCGCAGCAAGTACAGACCCGCAAACTTGAACCACTTAGCCGTGATTTCTTCGTGTAAACGCCACTCGCTGGCAACTTTCTCAAACACCTGCGAGAAATAAGGCTCAATACTTTCACCCGCCGCCGCAGTGTTCTCCGCCCATGCCATGACCGTATCGGCAACGAACACCGGGAAGGTGCTACGGATGTTTTCCGGCGTCGGCTGCTGCTGCTCAATGGCCAAATCAGCCAGGCGCAGCGCCTCATCCAGATCGCCGGCATCAAACGCCCACACCACGTACCAGGAAAAGACCGGGTTGTCATACGAGCTCCCGCTCTCCAGATATGTTTCAACCGTTGGCTTCCAGCGCGGTAAAAGCTCATCTCGCTTATAAGCCACACGGTCAGCGATGGTAGGCAGACCTCTTAGGTACGCCACATCCTGATTAAGGATCTGAATCTGCATATGCAGACTCTCCATCGTCTCGATGGCTTTGCGCTCTCGCATCTGTTGCTCTGCTGCAAGCCGCTGGCTGTGACGTTGTGCAGGTGAAAGTGACATTTATTTCCCCTTATGGCGCAGTGACTTTGCCGATGGTGACCGCGCTTTCATCAATGGCGGCATACAGTTCTGGCACCTCAACGGCGTAACCTTCATTACGCAGGTACTTGTTTTCGTATTGCTTGCGGTCTTCCACAAACTCAGATTTACGCTGACGTGTACCGCGCTGGGTGTAGATGTGAAGGTTAGAAAGCGGCGTGACCACCATTCGTTTACCAGGCATAAACGGCGGGACAATTGCCGGACGTCCCGCAATCGTGCTGCCCAGTAGCTGCGCGGCAATCTTTTCTGTTGGACGGTCTGCAGCCTGATACAGGCGATACTGCTCAGCGGCGACCAGGTCGGCACCGACCAGAACCACCAGACGCGGGTCATTGCGGAACTGCGCCGGAATTTTGGCGTTAATCAGATCAGAAGCCATTGCATCGAGTGACTTATAATCCCCGCTTTCGTCCAGCGAGACTTTGTCAGTCATGATCTGATAGCCGTTTTTGAACGTTGCCATGCGAGCATGCCAGCCCATATTGACGTCTTCACCGTTCGGGTAAGTCGCCGGGTCAGTGGTTGTCGCCGTCGCTGACTTACCGTTAAATCCGATACGTAGCATGTCCAGCGCAAACGCCTGATTAGAGAAGGTCTGAACCAGCTGGAAGAACTCTTCTTCACCGCCGGCGTTAGCCCACATAGACAGCAGATCCCAGCGCAGCGCCGCGCAAGAGTCCGTTTCAACCAGCTTGTAATCGTTGCCGTCCACGCCAACACGCTTAACAAAACGGCCGTCAGCCTTGCGGCCGGTATGAAGTTCTGACGCGCCAACAGAGACCACCTGTCCGCTCAGCTGATCAACATCCGCAACGGTAATCATGTTAAGGAACTCAACCGATTCCAGCAGTGCGGCACGCAACGATGTTTCCTGCGGGTCAGTTAATTTGAAAGCACGAGAAGGATTCACGACGTTATAATGCCCGGCAAGACCGGCCATATAACTGTCAATAAAATCCATCGCACGTTGGTTTAATTGCATACATTCCCCTCGCGTTGACGCGAAAATAATTAAGGAGTTAAAAAAGGATTACAGGAACTTGAAGCCCTTTTTACCCTGATCGCCAAACTGACGTTGTGGCAATTTAGTGACCTTTTTATCCAACTTGCTGAAATTGGTAAGAATGGTCGGCAAGCTATCACGCAGGGCGGCGAACTCTTCGGTGTCCACAACTTCCTCGATAGTTTCAACGCTACCTTCCAGAGCTTTCAGACGGGTGTCGATATCGTTTACCGCTTCCGCCAGTGCCTGTAATTTCGCTAACACCTCGTCAGCAGAAACTTCATCACCGCCACCACCCTCGCCGTCACCTTCCGCGAAAGTTTGTTTTTTCGGTTTAATACCAAATAATTCCTGCCACGGTTTTTTCATCTTTGTTTCCTGGGTAATAATTCCGTCATCGGTTATTTCGCATGCGTAATAACCCTGTTTCGTTAAGCTGCGTTTTTTGTTTGAAAAGCGCAGTCGTGTAGTGCCAACACTGGCGGGTTGGTCTGTCACCGCCAACCCACTGAGATAGGTCTTTCCACTTCCCCGGAAGTTCTCCTCCGGTTCAACTGAGAAATAAACCAGCTGACCGCCCTGATTTGCATAAATCAGGTTCATGTTGGGAATAATTTTGGCGTACAACCGGGCAAGTCCGTCCTCACCGTCCTGCCACATGGTTTCTGCAACTTCGCCGTAATTCCCCCAGTCGCGTTGATGTTCCGGCCAGATTAATGCGCCATAGTGTTCAGCGTTATAGGTTTCCCCCATATCAATGACCCACTCGCGATAAATCTTACGCTCGTCAACCGTATCCCCTTCGGTGGCAATACACAGCCAGTCAGTTTTTAAATAGGACATATCCCCTCGCCTCGCCGTAATTGCCAAGTGATTATTACGAATAAATATCACTGCATCATCCAGATTAATTCTGGTGAGTTCGGATAAGCCTTAATAACAGAACACCTGCGAATTAAATCCGCCGTTTTTTAAAACCAGCCGCTGCATAATTAAATCTATGGCTAAATACTCCGAAGAATTAAAAGGTGTTGCCCGCGCGCTTTATCTGCGCCGGGCCACTCCGAAAGAAATTGCATCAGATTTAAATCTGCCGAATGCGCGGATCATTTACTACTGGGCGGAGAAATACCAATGGGCTGACCTGCTGAGCCATGAAAGTACCGAGGAAGCGATAGAGCGCCGCTACCAGCTGCTTGCCGGGCGGAACGATAAGACCGAAATCGAACTCAAAGAAATGGACATGCTGATCGCTCACGCCACGAAGCTGCGCGCCCAGAGCAATAAGCACAAAGAGAAGCTGGCTGAAAGCCAGGGTAAACGCCGCAATCAGGATGGCGGCGATGAGGACGATGACCAGCCACGGAAAAAGCGCCAGTACCGGAAGAACGATATTTCCGGGCTGACGCAGGAAGACTTCGACGCGTTCGCAGAAGAAAACCTGTTCGGCTACCAGAAGCATCTGCGCCTTAACCTGACCCAGCAAATCCGCAATATCCTGAAAAGCCGCCAGATCGGTGCAACCTGGTATTTTGCGTATGAGGCGTTTGAAAACGCCGTCATGACGGGCAATCCACAAATCTTCCTGTCAGCGTCACGCCCACAGGCTGAGGTGTTCCGCAGCTATATTGTCAACATTGCCCAGCAGTATTTTGGCATCACCCTGACGGGCAACCCGATCCGCCTGAGCAATGGCGCAGAGCTGCGCTTCCTGTCTACAAATAAGAATACCGCGCAGTCCTACAGCGGCCACCTGTACTGCGATGAATACTTCTGGGTGCCGAACTTTGCGAAGCTGAACGAAGTCGCTTCCGCAATGGCCACCCATGACAAATGGCGTACCACTTACTTTTCCACCCCATCGGCTAAAACGCACCAGGCTTACCCGTTCTGGACGGGCGAGGAATGGCGACAGGGCAGCAAGAAACGCGCCCATGTCCCGTTCCCTACCTTTGACGAGATGCGCGACGGCGGACGCTGCTGCCCGGATGGCCAGTGGCGCTATGTCATTACCCTGGAAGATGCGATCAACGGCGGGTTTAACCTGGCCAGCATTGACCGTCTGCGCCAGCGGTACAACGAAACCACGTTCAGCATGTTGTATATGTGCGTATTCGTTGACAGCAAAGACAGCGTTTTCAGGTTCTCAGACCTGGAAGCCTGCGGCGTAGAAACGGAAACCTGGCAGGATCACAACCCGGACGCCGCCCGGCCATTCGGTGAACGCCCGGTATGGGGCGGATTCGACCCGGCGCGCAGCGGCGACCTGTCGTGTTTCGTTATCGTTGCCCCGCCTGTTCTGGCACCAGAAAAATTCAGGGTGCTTCGGGTGTTCAGCTGGAAAGGCATGAACTTCCGCTACCAGGCGAAGCAGATCGAAGAGCTGTTCCGGCGCTACAACTTCACCTATATCGGCGTTGACGTTACCGGGATCGGGCAGGGGGTGTTTGAAAATATTCAACACTTCGCGCTGCGCGTTGCCAGGCCTATTCGCTATGACCGTAACACCAAAGACCAGCTGGTATTGAAAGCCTGCGACGTCGTGGAAAGCAGCCGCATCGAATGGGACAAAGACCTGAAAGAGATCCCCGCCAGCTTTATGGCCATACGCCGCACCAGTACGCAAAGCGGCAACGCCATGACGTTCGTGGCAGACCGCACAGCAGAAACCGGACACGCAGAGGCATTCTGGGCGATCTCGCATGCCCTGCATAACGAACCGCTCAACTACGAGAACAAGAAAAAATCCAAATGGGGGCTTAAGAAAGCAGCATGATAAAAAAACGTAAATTCAGGCAGACCGACAACAGAACCACGCCAGCTGCGAAGAAAATGAGCGTGCTGCGCTTCGGCAACCCAGAACCGGTGCTGACTACCGGCACCGACTACTGCGACGTGTGGTATGACAACGAAGCCGATCATTACACCCTGCCGATTGACCGCCTGGCGCTGGCACAGCTGATTAACCTCAATGGTCAGCACGGCGGCATTATCCATGCGCGCAAGAATCTGGTTATGTCCGACTATCATGGCGGCGGGCTGTCCCGCGACGAAATGGAAGCGGCCGTGTTTGACTTCATCACGTTCGGCGACGTGGGCTTTGTCAAAATTCGAAACGGCTGGGGTGAAGTGAGCTCCATCGCGCCACTGCCTGGCCTCTACACCCGCCGCCGCAAAACCGGCGAGTTTGCCGTACTGCAGCAAGGTGAACCGCTGATTTATCAGCCGGAGGACGTCATTTTTATGCGCATGTACGATCCGCAACAGCACATTTACGGCCTGCCCGATTACATCGGCGGCATCCACTCCGCGCTGCTCAACAGCGAGGCCGTTATTTTCCGCCGCCGCTACTACCATAACGGCGCGCACACGGGCGGCATTCTTTACACCCGCGATGCGAGCATGACCGATGAAGTGGAAGAGGAGATTGAACGCCAGCTGCGTGACAGCAAAGGGATCGGGAACTTCTCAACCATCCTGGTGAACATTCCAGGCGGCGACAAAGAGGGGGTGCAGTTTATCCAGATGGGGGATATCTCCGCGAAGGATGAGTTTGCCAGCGTAAAGAACATCAGCGCCCAGGACATTCTCAACGCCCACCGCTTCCCCGCAGGATTGGCCGGGCAGATCGCGCAGAACGCCGCAGGACTTGGCGACCCGGAGAAGGCTGAACTGATTTATAAACGCAGTGAGGTTATCCCGCTGCAGCGTCGGTTTATGGAAGCGATCAACAATGACAATGAAATCCCACTGCAACTGCGGGTGAATTTCACTAACGAGACGGGAAACAATGCGGCATGAGTAAAAACAGGATAAAATCCAGGCATCTTAATTCGTATGGAGCATGGAAATTGCGAGTATTAAAGATTGAATGCCCCGATTGTGGCTCCAGAGCAATAATCAAGAAAACCAACAGAAAGCATCGCGAAATTGCTGATATCTATTGCGCCTGCGCAGATGTGGAGTGCGGCCACACTTTTGTCATGAATCTGACGTTTTCCCACACGCTCAGCCCAAGCGCGAAATCGGGTGACGCTATGTTGCAGCAGCTGGTAAAAAATCTGTCGCCGCAGCAAAAGCAAATGACATTAGAATTATTGAAGACCGCCTCCGCCTAAGCCCCTGACCAGGGGCTTTTTAATTTCCACACTGATTTCCGAAGCCCAATCACCAATCAGTGTTAAAGCAATATCCTTCTCCCGGAGTGACATACCCTCCATCTTAGCCACCTTCGACAGTAACTGAATAAACTCAACGCGTGCTGCAACTTCCACCAACTCCATCGGCGCACCTCAAATAAATTATACTGTATGTATTTACAGTATCATTAAGACGTATATTGATAAAGCATCGTTTTATAGAGCCAAATCAAAGAATTATAAACTATCGCTTTACGACCAGCCTGGCCATCGCTCATCTTCTGGCCTGTTGTTGCGCTCCTGTAACCGTCCAGTTCGGTAAAACAGGGATTTGCCCCCATACGCCAGCCCTGCACCCCGCATTAATATATCAATATTCTCGTCTGAACCATCAAAACCTCGGCTTTGAAGTTCTACTTTTAATCGTCTCCGGGCTCCACCCTCCGTACAGTTATTGACAGAACTCCAAGGGTGCTTAAGGTCAAGGTCAAAATCAGCCTCCGCTGGCGCTTCGGCCAACTTCGCAACCTTTTGCCACTTAATCAAACGGGTACATACCTCTGAGTCCGGCACGAGAGGGGAGTAAACACCATTCACACGCTGAATATCTTCCGCATATTCGTTGCCTTGCGGCGTTATTTCATAAGCAAGACGCACCACCAGATCCCGGCGCGCAACCAGAGCACCGCCCTGCAACTGCGTATACGCAGCCCAGTCCCCCACATCAGCGGCAGCAAGCACAGCATCCATCCGGCTATCAACCAGGCGGTGATCGCCCAGGCGGCGCAGCTCACGCCAGACCGTCACCGGCGCACCGCCAATCTGCTGGAACTGACGTATGCGCCAGCGCGACGCCCAGGCCGTCACTGACTTGGCCATATCCCGCAGGTTCTCCCCTGTTTCCTCATCGGATTCACCATCAAGGGCAAAGCCGTCGATGTTTTTTGAGATGTACTTGGCGATATAACCGGTAGCCGACCCCTTTTCCGGATCGATAGGCTCAACGTGAAAACGCGCCTTAAGCGCGTTCGGTGACTGTAGCTCTTCTGAATCTGCCAGCCGGGCGTGATAGCAAAGAATATCCCGCACGGTGTCCACGTCCTGAGGGCGCATAAACAGCAGCACATGCCAGTGCGGAGTCCCGTCGTGATGCGGCTCCACAACGCGAAAGCCAAACACATGGATACCTGCGCGAGATATAGCCGCACGGCATTTAGCCCAGACTTTGCATAAATAGCGCTGCGTATCCTGGGGGCTGGCACCGTTCCACTGAGAAACAAACCCGCCCTTACTGTGGACAGCGTGAAAACGTGACGGGGCAGTGATCGTATAGAACTCACCGGCAAGCCCCTGCTCACTGGCGATATCTTCGAAACCTCGCATGCGCACCATCAGTTCACAACGACGGATCGCCGGGTTAGCCACACTGCGGTGTACCATGCTGTCCAGTGCGATGCGGTTGCCCTCATCGTCCATCAGGTCAAACTTCTTGAAGAACTCCAGGTTACGTTTTTTTTGCTCAATCCATTCGCCCAGAGTTTTACGCGACACGTAAGCGTTGGCGGCTTTCTGAACCTGCCCCACGGCAATGGCCAGGTGTTCACGCTGCAGATCCCGGGCGCGCTTTAGGCGCTGGTACCACCACTCAGGTGCCATCATGCGCAGCAGGCCAGATTCAGCCTTGTGGTTTTCCAGGCATCCACCATGGGCCTCATGCTCTGCCCAGTAAGGAGGCTGATTGTTCAGAGTCAGAGAGAGTGCGCACAGATCACGGTAAGCATCCAACGTACGCTGATGCATTTCCTTTTCATCCTTTGCCTTACCGTTCAGACGGTCTGAAAATTCATAGAACATCTGCGCCATCCAGCCGGATACTTTGGCTGATAGCTTTTTGAGATCGGTACGGTCAAGCGATGGCAGGCGCTGCAACGTCTTGCCAAACGGGAGGTCATTAACATCAGCGGCCAACTGGTAACGAGCAGCCACTTTCCGCAGGCGTGGCAATACATTCCCGCCGAGCGTTTTTCTCAGGAATGTATTGGCACGGCGACGGCCACCACGACCAGCCAAGAGCTTTTCGTAGCGGTTACCAAAATACCCGGCCAGCCAGTCGGGTATTTCGTGAAGGTATTGTGAGCGGAAATCATAATCCTGTGGGTTAACAGCCCAAAGGCGACGCTCAGTAATCGTCGCATCCGACGGCGTACCCGGCGCAAAGGTTTCACGCCGCCAGGCATCGACGGCGTGATGTTGCCCAAGAACTGCCAGCGTCATGCGCAAACCTTCGCAATGGAATCAAGCGGAGATTTGAGGATCAGCTCTGGCGCAACTTTCTGGCTTGCAGCTGCTGCTCCAACACTGCGAGGGGCATTAACGCGGACAACCTCAAAACCGGCATAGAGATAATGCACAGTCTCCACATCACTGTTGGATGCAACGACGCTAACACCCTTCTGCGCCAGGCGACGCAGCCTACGCGCCAGCCTCCCCTGATCCATATGGGAAAAACCGCCCTCCGTGTAAGAGGTGAAATTCCCCGATTCTGTCAGGTACGGCGGATCGCAATAAACCACATCACCGTCACGCACCAAATCCAGCGTTTCGGCATAGTGCGCAGTAATGAAGGTTGCACGCTTTGCCTTTTCGGCAAACGCACGGATTTCATCGGCAGGGAAATAGGGCTTTTTGTACTTTCCAAACGGCACGTTGAACTGACCGCGGCGATTGTAACGGCACAGGCCATTGAAGCAGTGGCGGTTCAGGAACATGAAACGCGCTGCGGCTTCCGCGCTTTCAGTACCAGAAGCCTTTCCTGACAGATTGAACTCATCGCGAACCGCATAGTAATAAACCGCGCGGCTCTCTTCGTCACCCAGCGAACCGGCAGAGAACAAGATCTCCAGCTCATTGAGAAACGCATCAGTATGGTAGGCCATGACCTTATACAGATTGACCAGGTCATGGTTTACATCAGCGATCAGGTATTCGTCATATTCCGTATTCATCATGACGGCGCACGAACCGGCGAACGGCTCAACCAGACGTTTACCTTCGGGGAGGTGGTGACGCAGCTGCGGCATGAGGCGGACTTTACTTCCCACCCATTTCAGCGGAGTTTTGATGGTCATGCTGCACCGCCTTTGATAATCGCAGCCTTACACAAATCCCAGATACCCTGTGCATCAAATCCGGCATCGCACTTATCGCTCATACTATCCAGCACAGGGCGCGGAATATCGTCCGGGGCCGTCAGCACTGCCAGTGCGATTTCAGCCTGGCGCAGACGCATTGCTGTTTGCATGGACGGTATTAGCTCGTCACGCTCGCGCCAGAACTCAACATCTTCGCGGGTTAGCTCGATTAATTGCTCTTTAGTGAATTGATCACGCCCTGTTAGTTCCATGCTGCACCGCCTTTGCTCTCAATAGCGGCTGCTTCTGCGCGGATAAGCTCCACGATCTCGGCTGCGCTCAGGCCTGCATTTGCAGCGTGGTTGGCCAGCTTATCCAGACGGGTCGAACACAGATCAGCGGCGGCGGCTTTTCCTTCCTTCGTAGCCTTTGCCAGCATAGCCAGCAGGTCAGAGCTGCTCTTTGTCGCGGGTGAATTAGTACGTGTCATGTACATTTTGGTTTCCTTAAGGCAAAAGAATCCCCGGCCACCGGATGGGTGGCCAAAAATTCAGATGGTTAATTAGTGAATTGGGGGGCTTTTAACTGCTGAAAAATCCGGAGCTGGCACATGATGAAGCTCATAAGTCTGGCTCCACCACTCCCATAAGAGTTTCTTTATCTCATCCTGGCCCAGAGTTTGAGCGACATAGAACAGAGCGCGAATGCAGCCCAGCGCCTCGCCCTGGCCTTGCTTGGTCTGGGCTTCGCGATAAACGCAGCACCACATTGCAGCGTTGAATGCCAGCCAATGGCGTGGATTGTCCTGGTGCTCATGAGCATTGAAAACGAATGGGAGTAATAAGCGGCCGTTTCGCTCAACGCTCTGTTTGCAGAACACTGAAACGTATCCGTCCGGCACTCCCCAATCATAGGCAGACTGCAGCAGCAGATCCTTATCAATAGAAATAATGGTCACGCCTTACCTCCTGTGATTTGTTGACGTAACTGATTACGACTTTCAAGCACCGCCGCGGTATGACCCGGCAGAACAGGTATTTCTAGAGAGGCTTCCTGCTGCTGACGTTGATCAGCGTAATGCGCGGTACGCGGTGCAAAGTCACGCTCACGTAATGAACCGAAACCTGCAAACAGATTACGGGCATGCTGGATACCAGAACGAAGCTGCATCATGCGGCGATGGTCAAGCCGGGCGTAAAGTTCGCTCCAGCTGCATTTTGCCAAATGGGCACTCAGTGCTTCACCACCGTGCACTGATGCAGCATGCAGTACGACACCGCGCAGTTCAGGCTTCAACGAATCCCAGTATTTTGCTGCATCAGAAAAGTTAGGGTTTATCTGCTCTCTGATCAGCTCCAGCCACTCTTGATTAGAACGCATGGACACCTCCAATAAATTTCAGCAGACGGCGCGCCAGTGACGCGCGCGGCGGCTTCGCATTGAACTTGTAAACGTGCGCCGGGTTCCAGCGCTGGCCATTCGGCAACTCAATCCAGCCAGTCGAACCGCTGGCCAGCTGCATGGCCGGAGACTCTTGTTTCAGGTACGTAACGAAAGCTTTCATGTGCATCCCTCACATCAACCCTGGTGCGTTTGTCGTGACGATATCCACGGCAGCAGCAAACATAGGGGCGGACTGGAAACGAGCCTCAACGGAATAGATGATCAGGGAGAGGCTGCGGATGGCGTCACTGGCGCGATCAAGAATCTGGTTACGGCGCGCCTGGGTCATCTGTTCTGTTGAAACCGCTTCGCCTGCGATGGCACCCACGCTTGCCGCAGCGGTGAGGGCGCAAAATTGCATATTCCCCGGAGTGGCATTGTTAACAGGGACGGAAGGCTGGCAGTTCAGCTGGCGCAACATGCCATCAAGTACGCGCGGGTCTTCCGTGGCGTCGGTAATGGCAATGAGTTCAATGAGAGTTAACTGGTGAGGCTGATCCGGGTTCAGCTTGCAACGCAAGGTTGCCGGGCGCATGCCCACTGATTTAGCCAGTTGCTCAAGGTTATGGGACTGAGCGAAAGCCCGGCAGGCGGTGTCCAGGTTATTGTGTATGGAGGCCTTGTAATCGTACATGATTCGCGGATTCCTAATTGATAGCCTGGATTAAGCGTTAAGCGAAATGTTGCATTCGCTTAACGCCTGAACGGTAAGCGCTGCCATGTTAATTTCCACTCGGGCGCGCGGCTTATCACCTTTACCGCGGATAGGAAGGCGACCATCACGAACCATATCGCGAGCAGTACCCATAGGGGTTCCGGTGATACGGCAATACTCGTCAATGGGGAGGTAAGGTGTAGGGATGGCAATTGTAATGTTAGGACGCATAAGGCAAACTCCTCTATTCGTTAGAACTCGGCAAAGTTCATTAAAATTCGCATTTAGCAAACTACAGGAGCAAGCCTACTTAGACACTATCTAATTGTCAACATCATTTAGACATTGTCTAAACGCTTGGAAACTTATGGGAAGATTTCGAATAGATCCGGATACTGACAGCACGCCGATTTTAGACAGGATCATTGAGGCTTACGGCTTCACACAGAAGTTGCAGCTGGCCGAGCATCTTGATATGGCGGCTAGTTCATTGTCATCGCGATACAAGCGCGGCGGATTACCAGCTGACATTATGGTTAAGTGCATGGCAGAAACCGGCATTAACCTCGAATGGCTTGTAACCGGGAAAGGTAAAAAATATGACAATGAAGAACTCGACATATTGAAATTTCCTGGAAAGAAACTTGTCGATGGCCAGCTATATGAATCCGGTTATGTAATGTTCGACAAAGTTTTCTTTAGGGCGGGCGTACCACTACCTTCTGAACCGATTTGTGTTCAAGATGAAAAGGCACAATACATACTTGATCAGGCGTTTGCAGAGGTGTTCGATGGCCAATGGATGGTTAACATTGAAGGTAAAACAAGTATCAGAACCCTAACACGAATACCCATAAAAAAGGTTAGAGTTAGCGGCGTTGGAATGGCATTTGATTGCGCACTTGAAGATATACAGGTAATTGGACGAGTTGTACTAGTAATTACGGAAGGAAACTAATATGACAAATAAAGCAGATAATAAAAAAGCTCCAAATACAGAGCCTGAAATTACTGAGAACAAAAAAACAAGAAAGAAATGTTTTATTATCATGCCAATTGCAGATCACCCCGACTATGATTCAGGACATTTCGACCGAGTATATGAGCATCTTATAAAGCCAGCTTGTGAGCTTGCTAATTATGAACCAGTGAGAGCAGACGATAGCAAAGCATCACACATGATCATGTTTGATATCCTAAAGAAAATAATGGATTGTGATATGGCCATTTGCGATATCAGCTCTAAAAACGCTAATGTATTCTATGAGCTAGGCCTCAGGCAGGCATTCAATAAGAAAACTATTCTAATAACCGATGGCTTACAAAAACCACCGTTCGACATCGTTGGTTTCCGTTACGTACCTTACACCCCAAACCTTAGGGTTGACGCTGTAAAATTTGAAATTTTAGAAATAGCAAAATCTCTTGTTGAAACAGAAAATGCTCCTGAGGATGACGTAAACTCCATCGTAAAATTATTACAAATTAAACCTGCCACTATAAACACAGTTAACTTAAATGAAAATGAATCTTTGCTATTTGATATGTTCAATAAGTTACAAGACCAAATAGAAAAACTTCAACCTGCATCATCTCCAAAAGCAATCGCAGATGAATTACGAGGCAGACAACTTTTCATGGCTAATGAAAATACCCATGAATCAACAAGGCTTACGCTGGGGCAAGCTCGAAAAATGTTTTCCCCAGAGCGGCTATCTAAATACTCATTTGAATATTACGGAAAAGATATAGGTAAATTTATTGGAATTGAAAATGATGAAGATTATTGGTTTAGCTTAAACGGTAAGAAAACATGTATACCCGTGATACTTGATCCAGATTCTAAAATCTTGGCTCTAATGGATAATCGTTAAAAATGACAATAAGGAAACAGTCTGAAGGTAAATGGTTACTTGATTTTTATCCTGAAGGAAAGCCAAAGGGTAAAGCCAGTAAGCGCATCCGTAAGACGTTCTCAACCAAAGGCGAGGCGCTGGCATACCATAACCACATCATGGAAAACATTCATGTAAAGCCCTGGCTGGACGGAAAGGAAGATCGCCGCAAACTACGTGACCTGGTTGGCCAATGGTTTGATGAACACGGCGTGACGCTGGATGACGGCGAAAAGCGCAAAGGTGCAATGGAGTTTGCGTGTGAGAGCATGGGTGAACCGCTGGCCCATGAGTTCAACGCCATCATGTTTTCCCTGTATCGCAGCAAGCGACTGTCTGGCGAGATATCCCGCACATCCCGGGTTAAACAAGTCTCGCCCAGAACCATGAATCTTGAGCTGGCATACTTCCGCGCAGTCTTCAACGAACTTAAGCGGTTAGGCCACTGGAAGCTTGATAACCCACTGTCCAACGTGCGCCCCTTCAAATCAGAAGAAGCCGAACTGGCGTACCTTGAACATGAAGAGATCACCCGCCTGTTGGACGAATGTCTTAAAAGCCGGAATGACAGCACCTACTGGGTGGCATGCTTGTGCCTGGTGACCGGTGCGCGCTGGGATGAAGCAGAGTCTATATCGACGAAGCAAATCAAAAACCTCAAGGTCAGCTTCTTCAAAACGAAAGGCAACAGGAACCGCACGGTTCCGATCAGCAAAGCATTCTACGACTCGTTACCCAGACCGGAAAAACCCGGGCGCTATTTTACATCTTGTTATTCCGCATTTCGCAAAGCCGTAGAACGAGCCGAACTCAACCTGCCGGACGGGCAGCTGTCGCACGTTCTGCGTCATACCTTTGCCAGCCACTTTATGATGAACGGCGGAAATATACTGGTACTCAAAGATATACTGGGACATACCGATATCAAGATGACGATGCGATACGCGCACTTTGCCCCCAGCCATCTGCAGGAGGCGATATCGCTGAATCCCCTGGGACATTTGCCCCCTTTCTGTCCCCCCAGCACTCAAAAGCTCAGTATCGTTCAACATCATTCGTGGCGTAACTTTCTGTTTTCCCTGTAA